GACAACACATTCATCCCGCTGTCGTTGTGGTGGTCGTGCGAGCGACCCCGAGAAGAGAGCTTCCCGACCGGCAACCCATTCTTCTGTATCGATAAGACTCGAGACGGAGAATGGGCGACTATCGCGGCCGCAGTCCTAATCGACGATGTGGTCCATACTGAGATCGTGGCCGCATTCGCCAGGCCGACTATCTCCAGGCTAATCTCTATCTGCCAACAGCTAATGAAGCACTCTCCCGCCGGATTCGTAATGGATGGTCTATATCTAAAAGACCTGGCCAAAGAATTAGAGATTCGAGGATTCCGCGTACACGTCTACCACCAGAACGACGTTATCCGCGCTTCGTCAATGTTGTATAACCGTCTCAAGCACGAGACGCTTAGGCACGCTGGCGACCCAGTAATGACCTACCAGATACCGAGAACGGTCCGGAAGAACGTAGGCGAAAACTTCCGCATCTCTCGAGTCGATTCGAGTGTAGAGATCGACGCTGTCATGGCTACGGCCATCGCTGTCCACGCGGCGTCAGAACTGACACCTAAATCGCCTGGCATTCAGCTATTCATCGGCGCGTAATATCTTCAGGCCCGAGCGCTCTGATAATCTAGTAAGTCTATGGAAAACGAGACTATTAACGGCATCCAAGTACCTATCGACCCTATGGACTTGCTCCAATGTGATTCCTGCCAATAACGACACGCCGAAACACTATATGTTGTGGTCTTGACGAACTTATACCACAAGATATAGTGTTTAGGTAATGGGATTCCTCGAATTTCTCAACCGTCCGGCTATGGGTCTTACCGATTCAGGCCGCGATTCCGTCGCGTCGCTAAACGCACGCTGGTCGGGTAGCACTATTCCTAACCCGCGATCCGCATCCGCTGGAATCACGACGAACGAAGCTTTGTCTCTCGCAGCTGTCTTCCGAGCTGTATCTATTCTCTCGACCGCAATCAAGCAGCTCTCGATTCACGTTTATCGTGACGGTGTAGAAACCACCTCGACCCCGATCTGGATTCGTCAGCCCGACCCTAAACAGACTCGCGCCGCATTCCTGGAGCAGACCGTCAACTCCCTGGCTCTGTCCGGTAACGCCTTCTGGCGCGTATATCGCAACGACACTCGGAACGAGGTTGTCAAGCTCGAATGTCTAAACCCATTCGACGTTCTTATTCAGAGCGACGATCTAGGCAATCTTCAGAGCTATGTTTATCGGGGTACGCAGAAGCTATCAATCGCAGATGTCCAACAGCTCAGTCTTCTTCGCGTCCCTGGTAATCTGTACGGCCTCGGGCCGATTCAAAGCGCTCAGAAGGAGCTCTTAGCAATCACGTCGACCCGCGACTATGTCAGCGAATGGTTCGCAGCTGGTGGCACACCCGCCGGCATTCTCAAGACTGACCAGATGCTCGACGGTGCGGACGCTCAACGCGCTGCGGATGCCTGGAACGCTCTAGGGTCGGGTAAGACCGCTGTCCTGGGTAATGGCCTGTCCTTCCAGTCGACTTATCTGTCCCCCAAGGATGCCCAGTTTCTGGAGACCCAGTCTTTTGGGGTCGAGCAGACATCGAGACTTTTTGGCATTCCTGTAAATCTTATGGCAACCGCACTCCAGGGCGGGAGCATGACGTATTCGAATATAGAGCAAGAGCTCATCTCCTTTACCCGATTTACCCTGGCGTCGTACTACGTCGAAATCGAGGAAGCGATGACCGCTCTTCTTCCTGGCCGACTCACCAACGTAGCGAAGATGAACATCGACGCTCTTCTCCGCTCTGATACGCTCACGCGCTACCAGGCACACCAGATCGCACTCGATCCGACTTCCGGATGGCTATCGAAGGATGAGGTGAGAACAATCGAAGGCCTTGCGCCGAATGGAGTTATCTAAATGGAAACTATGGAAACACGCGAGCAACTTGTTCAGCTCCGTTACGACACCACAACCCGCCAACTGTCCGGCATCGCTGTCCCTTACGGTGAAATCTCACCTTCCTATAATGAGCGCTTCGCTCCTGGATCGGTAACTCTCGACGATAACGCGCTTCTTTTATGGCAGCACGACCGTCACGAGCCCATCGGAAAAATTACTGGTGGCGCAGACCGCAACGGAGCATTCCACTTCGACGCCTTCATCTCCGACACGGCAAGGGGACGCGATAGCGCAACTTTGGCCGCTGACGGAGTGCTCTCCCTATCCGTCGGATTCATTATGCGCGATTCCGCTGTCGTCGATGGAGTGACAGAGGTACGAGATGCTTTGGTCAAGGAAATCAGCCTTGTCAGTTTCGCGGCCTATTCAGGCGCGATAGTCACGGATGTCCGTGACGAACAAACCGAACCGGAAGTTCCGGACTCGGAAATCTCTAAGGAGCAAACTGTGGATGAAACCACTATCAACGCTTCCGATCTCTCCGAGGTCCGTGAAGCACTCCAGCACCTCGAGCGCGAGGTAGCTGGTATCAACATGACACCAGAACCCGCTATGGACACTCGTTCGGCTGGCGAATTCCTGAAGGCAATCGTAGACGGCGACGACTCGGCCATTCGTGCCTACACCGGCGCAACGACCGCAAACTCGGTCGTAACTCCTGTCGACGTCAACTTGATTCGTCTTGTTGAAGGCGCAAACCCGCTCGGAGCTGTCTTCGGTCGTGGCGTTACCCCCGCAACCGGCATGTCCATCACGTTCGCTCGCGTCACCGGTCAGACCGATGGCACGGACTTCCAGGACGCTGAAGGCGACAACCTCGGTTACTACGAGCTCGACGTCGACACCGATTCCGAACCCATCGTCACCCTGGGCAATCACGCAGAATTGTCACTCCAGGCTGTGACCCGATCGACCGTACCGTATCTCGACTCGGTACTCCGTGGCCAGGCAATCGCACTCGGAAACGCTCTCGCAGCTCAACTCCGCAACAAGTACACGGCAACCGTCTCGGCTCAGGCCGGAGCAGGTCACGTCGTTGTCCGCGCCAACGAAAACTACGACGGATGGGCCGGCGCACTCGCTGACGCAGCCGCAACGTACTTCCAGCCCGCTGGAGCAACCATCGACGCACTCGTCGTCGGTAAGGCCACCTTCAAGAAGCTCTTGGCTCTTGACGGAACGCCGGTCATCTCCTTCTCGAACGAGAACATGGGAGCATTCGGTTCGGCTAACCCTGGTGGACTCCGTGGCACGATTGCCGGTATCCCCATCGTCGTCGACGCTCAGCTTGCTGCTAACGGAACTGAAGACGCATTCGTATCGTCGCTGGCTCTCCGCCAGTACACTTCGGGCGCACTTCGTCTCTCGCAGGAGAACGCTGTCAACCTGTCCGAAGCGTTCAGTCTGTCGACATTTTGCTGTGTCGCGGATGAGTTCCCCGCTTTAATCATCCCAACCATTGCTGACTAAGTAAGACCAGCGAAGGGATAACGAATGGCTGCCTGGGATAACCTCACGACTTACGTCGGAGCTGTCATCGGTGGAGTGGATGAAGAATTTATCCATAACCATTGTTGGCTTCCGGCGGAAGACTTAGTCGACCGATTCATCGGCGACGTCGAGGACGTCCCAGCAGCCATTCGCACCCGAGCAATTATGGAGTGTGGCGCGGAATTGTATAACCGTCGCTCTGCTCCAGGTGGAATCGCACAATTCGCTTCCTTTGACCAAGCACCAATGAGGATCGCCAGGGACAGCATGGTAAGAAGCTACGATCTGCTTAGTCCCTTCGTCCTGGCCCAAACTGGAAACATCGGATTTGGTCATTGATTAGCGAAGCCCGCTCAGCGTTATCCGGTCTCCTCGAGGATGCCGGATTCCGCGTATTCGAACATGTACCCCCGAACATCACTCCACCTTGCGCTGTCATCTTCCCGATGGGCGAGTGGATTCAGCCAGGGGAAACATACGGCGAATACCGTATCGGATTCAATGTTCGCATCTTTGCTCAAGCGCTCACTAATCAGAACGTGACGGCCACGATGGACGGATACGTCGAAGACGTAATCGAAGCTGTCGAAGATGCGGCCGGATTCTATATGTCCGGCATGAGCGCACCCGAACAATACG